TGGGCTTGCGCCCGCAGTTTTATAGAACCTAGGAGAAGACATTGAGTTTGACAAAAGTCACGGCCCACAGGAAACAACGCAACAATCGTATATTTACTGTTCAAAAGAACGGCACCGAAGTTACTCTGAGTTCCACAAAAACTGTGGCCTCTTGGAATGACACGGTGGTATACGGGGATAACATCCCTAATTGGCGCGAGGTTATTAAGCGTGGCGGCGACGCCACGACTGGCCTGCAGGTCGACGGTCGGCAGATTGATGTCCATTTGGGGCACATGCTTGCCGAGTGGGTGATACCGCCTTTGGCGACTTCACCTACACAAACCGTCAAGTGGCAACAGACGGGAGATTTCGATCTCTCGTATGCTTTTAACTCAGTTGATCCTTCTCTATATGGAACTGTGACTGCAAATAACAGGGCCCTTGGAAAGTTCCTGCAAAATATCCAACAAGTTAATACCAAGTTTCAAGGTATGACTGTAGTTGGAGAAATAGCAAAAACTATCCACGGTATCAGACATCCTGCTCAAGGGCTTTTCAAGCTTGTCGATGCCTATAGGCATCGAGCAGCTGCGCTTCGTAGCGCTGAGGGGTTTCGCGTTTTGCGAGTTCCTCTAGAGAAGCACTTAGCGGATTTGTGGCTGGAATCTCAATTCCATTGGAAACCCCTTATGCACGATATTGCTGATGGGATTCGCGCATTGCGCGAACTTCATAAGGCATCGAGCACGAGACCTACATCTCAACCCGTTCGGGCCATAGGTGTAGCGGAATCCAACGTCTCAACCATAACCGGTACCGCTGGAAGCGGTGGTATTCATTACGGTTATCAAGAGACCTCTAAAGGCGTCGTAACTGTCGTCTATAGAGGGGCCGTTCGAGTAAATCCCATCAATTCCTCCGCCGGTTTGCTTGAAAATTTCGGTTTTTCTTTGCCGAACTTCTTGCCGACTGTCTGGGAGTTGATGCCTTACTCGTTCCTGATCGACTATTTCACTAATATTGGTGATATAGTCAACGGTTGGAGTGTACAGCGAACTCTTTTGACATGGTCCAATCGGACTATTATACAAGAGTCAGTTGTCGAGCGAAGTGCACATGCTGTGCCTAGCGCTTATAACGGTAGTCAATACCGTCTTATCTCCTTCTCGGGTCCAAGCGTAAGAACGTCTCGCAGGAAAATCACGCGCTCATTCTTTGACGACCTTTTGGTTCCGTCACTTGAGTTCGAGTTGCCGAGTTTCGGCTCCACAAAATGGTACAATATTGGTGCCCTTGTGGTTTCTCGCGCGTCTGACTTACTTTTTAGGTTACGTTGAAAACCCAAAAGGAATTTCCCAAATGACTTGGGCTCCTGCTTCTCCGGTTACCGGTGCTCCTGAAACCGGTTTGACAAGCCCCACGTATACGTTGGCGACAGATGTCGCCCCGGATACTAATGGGGTTGCGCGCGCTGTTACGGCGCTCGGCGGCACCCAAGTGGGTGTTGAGGTCAGCTCTCCATCTAACCCGTTTACCTTGCTTGCGACGCGGCCGAAGGTTATGAAAACCCTCCCCGCATTGCAAGCTAACGGGCAGCTTGGAAAAGTTCCCGTTAACACTTGGTACGTCTCCATCCGAAAGGGTGTAGATGTACTCGCGGGGCAACCGAAGCAAACCATGCTTGCACGTCTTCAAATAGATGTGCCAGCTGGTGCAGACGTTGCGGATCCGGAAAGTGTTCGGGCTGGTCTGTCACTACTCATTGGTTCCCTTTGGGAACAGAGCAATGAGCTAGGCGACGCTATCATAACTGGAGTAATCTAGTCGTGAAGCGAACTCCTGTGAGCAATGTCTGGATTAAAATCCTTTCAACGTTCACAGTCGTCTTGGCATACATAGTTGGTTACTATGTGTGCGTTAGGCTGGGGATTCCTAGCCTTCCTTTAGTGTAGACCTTCACCTTGCTGTTAAACTTATGGAGTAGTTGAATGGCCATATCGCCGAATGTGCTCTTTAAGGCCCTCTTAGAGGATCTCTCGCGAGACCTTCCAACTGGTTTTAAAACCGGTGTCGGTTGGTCCCCGGATCTCGACCATCGCCAAGTTGCTGCCGTCTGTCTGGCAAATAGTTTGCTGAAGAAGCATCTTGCTTCTGACAGGACTACGCCTAAACAGGATGCAGTCGCAGCGGAAAAGTTCCGACGCGTTAATCAGCGTTGTAGCTCCTGGTCGTTTAATCCTTGCACATCACTTGATGAAGAGCTTATGGGTGACTTTAAACAGTTGCTCTACAAGTTCTTCTACCCAAGTGGAACCGATTCCTTGATCACCGGTTACGGTCAACTTTTTGACCTTGGCCGTAATGGTCCTGGAGCGGCTGTAGGAGCGTTAGGGACGGATTTCTATACGAAGTCTTTCTCTAGCCCCTTACTGTGCACGAGTCCCTTCCTAAAAGACTCCTATCTTAGGAGCCTACAGAATGACCATCAATCTCTCTGGGCTACCGCGGAATCCAACCGCGAAAGTATGTTCGGAGAGATCGGCTTCTGTGAGGGTAGTAGGTTTCACTTCGTCCCGAAAGACGATAGCACAAGTAGGTTAATTGCCATAGAGCCTTCGCTGAATATGTTTTATCAGCTTGGGCTCGGCGGGCTGCTCGAGAAAGGGTTGAAAACCTCCTTTGGTTTAGACCTAAGTATTCAGCCTCAGATTAATCAACAGGTAGCTCTTGTTGGGAGCGTGACTGATGATCTATGTACAATAGATCTAAGCAATGCTTCTGACTCGTTGGCTTTGCCAATGCTTAGATGGGCTCTACCACCTCCAGTAATGGAGTTCTTGGTAAAGTTGCGATCCCCTTGCGGGACACTTCTAGGCGAGCGAGTTGTGTTGCACACGGTAAGTACTATGGGGAACGGTTTTACGTTCCCTCTAGAGACCCTTGTGTTCACGTGCATCGTTCTCTCCGCGATAAGGAGCCACCGGATTCGTCCGGAATGGCCAAGTCGCGATCTTCCTCCTTCCGTGCCAGGCCAGAGCAGTAATGCTATGTTCTGTAACGGCAAAAGCTATGACGCTGAAAAGCGTTGTGGCCTATGGGGGGTCTTTGGCGATGATATAACGTGCCACCGTGAGGTGTCGCGTCGTGTTCTTCGCCTTCTTGACCTCTTAGGTTTTGAAGTTAATGGAGAGAAGTCCTTCGTTGAAGGACCATTTCGCGAGTCATGCGGTCGTGACTTTTTCAAAGGTCATGATGTGCGCGGCGTTTATATAAAGTCGCTGCACAACGTTGAGTCTCGTTATGCTGCTATTAACGCTCTAAATGTGTGGTCAGCCAAGACAGGCATTGCGCTTGTCAGGGTCATCCACATGCTCATGTCCTCTGTTCCAAAGGTATTCGTACCCCCGGAAGAGAATCATGATGCTGGTATACGTGTGCCTTTTTCCGTTGTTCGGATGCAACTGCCGCGTAACGCGAATCAAGCGGTTATTTATAACCGTCGCGTTAGTAAGCCTGCAATCATTCGAGTCGGAGATGGCGACATACGTGTACCAAAGGGAGGCAAGGAGCGCTGTTACAATCCCGAAGGATTGTTGATTGCGTTCCTTGCAGGCAGTGTAAAGCAGGGCAAGATAATGGTTAGGCAAACCAGAACCTTGTACCGCACGAAGAGGGGTGTAACTCCACGATGGAATTACATCCCGCCGACGAGTGACATTGCGTTACTCTGCGGTTTTCCGCGCTGGGAGAGCGCGGTGGAGGTCAACCTCGATTGAGGTTGATTTGGG